TCATAAACTTTTACAGTTGGGAGAGAATCTGAATCTGTAACCTCTCCTTGCCAAAATATCTGATGAGACACTGGTGAGTTGGTACCTATTAATACTTCGGACATTGATCCACTCCTCCTTATTGCTTTTAGCTATAAAACTCTTGAACTTCTCTTGGGGTTGCAACTCTAAATCCTTCTGAATCTACGTCAAAAATCTTTTGAGCTTTTTCTTCAGGTAGTGCTACAAAAGGGTGTTCTTTTGTAAATGTTTGTCCTTGAATGTCGTATCTGAAATTGTCTCTGGTCATTCTTACCAGAACAGTTCCATCCGCCTGCTCTTTCTTTGGATCAAACTTTGGCAATACTTCAATCTTATCTTCTTCTGATACGTCTTTAATTGTCTGTAATGTTTTTTGATAAACAGACCAAGTTACGCCTTCTTCTGATAGTGCTGCTATTACGTCTGCTTTATTTTTTAAGGTTCCTGTTTCTACGCCAAAATCTTCGGCTAGCTTTTTTAGTTCGGTTACCTTTAATGTGTCAAATGACATATTGTCTCCTTTGTTTAGGTATTTAATTATATCATTGTTAAATTCAAATGAAAAGCCCCCATAAATAAATATGGGGGCTTTTCAAGCCTATTTCCTAATTAGGAAGCGACTTTAACGTTCTTTACAACTACCCATGCATCAGCTTGTTCAATTTGAACGCCAACACGAGTAAACATTGTGTATTCGATAGAGTCCTTCTTTGGCCAGAAGAAGCGATATACAGTTACGTCACGCTTGATACCAATAACTACGTTATTTGGGAATGTCAAGTGTACGTCTCCGTGATCGCCAGTCTCACCAGAGTAGTCACCGTCTTGTGCCTCTTTTAGAAGAGGAACTTCAACGATTGGAATACCGAATGCGAATGGTGCAACGAATCCAGCTGGACCACCAAGACCTGGTTGGTCTCCACGGATAATGCTTGAAGCGATATCCTGTGGGTTTACGTTCTGGATGTTTTGTGATGTTGAATACAAGTAGTCTTGAATCAAGTTCGATCCTGATAGGAATCGAAGATCCTGACGACGTTGCTTGTACTTACGTGGAAGTGCCTTCAACGCTGAGTTGAATACTGCACGAGAAATATTAGCACCTGCTGCGTCAACTACGTGACCGCCAGCCTTTGCCTTCTTTACAACACCGTCAAATGACTTGTACAGGTTGTCTGAAGATAAAGATACGTTTCCGTTAAGAACTACATCTTCAATATCATTACCTGCCTGTGTTGCCATCAAACGTGCAATGTGATCTTCTAGATCTGCACCCTCGATGTTGTCTTCTAGTGCTTCAGTTGAAAGCTCCCAGTCTAGGCGAAGCTTCTTTGTTGTTAGAGAAATCTTTGAGAAAGTCACTGCACTGTTTGTGCCTGTGTTTTCACCTTCTGAAGCAAGCTTCATTAGTTTCTCTCCGACTGACATACGGTCAATCTCTGTTGTATCGGCCTTCATTCGGACTGTACGGGCGACCTTACCAATTACGGTTGCGTCGAACATATAATCTAGAAAGCGGGCTGATTGTTCTGGGTTTAGTAGACCACCGTTTCCGTTTTCGGAAGCTCGGTGTACTCCTGTACCACCTGTTGAGGAGCCGAAGCCTGTTGATACTGTTGTACCTGCTTCTGCTGCCTTTTCTAATAGTTCATTACTCATTTATTTCACCTACCTTATTTGATTAATTCTTGTACGGAACCGAGGAAAGAACCGTTCCATTTAGATTTGGATTTTTGTAAAACTTCCTGAGACCCGCCAAGGTCACTGGACTTCTTAATTGCAGTGTCTGATTCTACTGCGTCTACACGCTTCTCAACTGTGTTGATTATCGTGTTAATTTCTGCAACTGCTTTTGATAGCGCTGCATTTTGTTCTGCCAATTCTGTAATCTTAGCTTCTACAGTTTTTGAAAAAGATTCTACTGAATCTTTAATTGCTGAAACCTCAGCAGATTTTTGTTCTGCTGACTTTGCTACAGTTTCTGAGAAAAAGTCTTTAATTTCGCCAAGCATCTTTGCAAAATCAGGTTCATCAACCTCAACTTCTGATACGTCGGCTGCTTTTTCCAGAGTTTCGGCAGGAGCGTCTGCTGCTGCTTCTGCTGCTTCTACAGCTGGAGCTTCAGCCACTGGTGTTTCTTCTACTGCTACAGGAGTTTCTTCAACTGCTGCAACTGTTTCTGTGTTTTCTGACACTTCATTACCTCCTTCTGCGTTTGCCTGTTTTGCAATTGTTTGTGTTTCAGGCAACGACACTCTTGATTGCTTGTACGCATCAAGAATTTTATCTATCTCTTTTGCTTTATTTACATCATTACTTTCTACCCAACCTATTAATTCTGCTGGTTTATTTGTAACTGGTGATACATAAGTTTTGTCTGTTGAGATAAAAACAGAATCACTTTCTGCACAATAAAAAATATTTTCCATTTTAACATCTGCTGCTATTCCTTTAAAAACTAACTGTCCGTTAACTTTTGAAATAGACAAAATGTTACATAGTTCGTTTGCTGGAGAGTCAACAATTGAAAGCTCTATTAAATCATAGTCTTTAATAAATCTAACTGATTGACCTGTTGACTTATTAACCTCATTGTCAGACTCGTTAATCTTTCCGCCGATTGAAAATCCTGAAAGAGTTCCGTCTAAAACCTTTTCCCATGTATCTTGTGCACCCTTTGAAATATATGCATCAACATACACTCCGCTATAAAAAGATTTTGTAGTTGGGTCATAAAATGTTTCTGGTTTAAAAGAAACAACTTTTCCAACCGCAAGAGGTGTGTGCATTTCACGTAGGTTGCCACGGAAATTTTCAAAAGCTTTCATGCTTGCTTCTGCTGTTACAACGTCGCCAGTTTGATCAACATTATCTAGTGTTGCAAAACCAGAAACAGTTCTTTTCTCACGGTTAACCTTCGTAAAAGGAACTGAGAGATGAATGCTTTCGCCATTGGCAGACCAATAGGATTTTTCTATATTCATATGCTTAATTTTATACCGTTATACTATATAACGCAAATAAGTAGTTGAGCAGATATTATTCTGCTGACCGCCCATCGCCTTTAGCATTACGGCCCTCCCCAGATTTATCAGGGGAATTTGCAGATCGCTCAGAATCTCGGGCTCTGGTTTTTCCAGCCTGTGCAGCCTGTTCTGCTGCGGCGTCAGCCTTTAAATCAACGACTTCGTCTCCCCCATCAATTGGAATCATACCCTTTCTAATTCTAACCTCATTAGGAGTAATTACCTGCATACGCAAATACCTTTCATCAATTTTTGACTGAGTATCTTCATCGGTAAGGGTAAGCTCATTAAATTTAATTAATAAAGCATCTGTTTTTTCTTCAATAATCTTATTTAATTTCTTTGCCAAATTATTTTGTGCTGGACCACAAACTTGCTCTCTAAATGTTTTATCAGCATCTCTAGCTACCGCAAGGTTTACACCCGCTGGAGTTCCAACTTTATTTATAGGCACTCTATGAGCAAGCAATATTTCGTCTCTATTTGAAAGCCTATACGTGTTAAATGAACCCTCTTGTGTGCCAGCCTCAATTGGCTCCATTTTAAATTCAACCTTTGAATCTGGAGAATCTGGTGGTAGAGGAATGTATAAAGATCTATGGTTTTTGCCCTTAAGGCCAACCTGGAAAAACTCAAGCAATTTTCTTTCAGAATCTGTAGAAAGTTTTGCACCCTTAACAGTAATAATATATCTTGGAACTGCCTTGTTTTCAAAATAATCAAGGTTATACTTACCAGCAAATTCGTTTCCTGCCATTGCATTTTGTGCAGCAATAATATCTGGAATTCCATAATAATTATTTGTAGGTGTATATTTCTTTAGATGAATAACTTCATTAGGCCTATCTTCAGCACCAGCAATTGGATTCTCTGTTGATAGGTCTCCAAAATTTCTGAAATATACAGCCTTGCCATATAGCAATTGAATAAAGCCATCACGTAGTCTACGAACTCTCATAGTTTTTGCTGGGATATGTCCAATATATCCAATGTTTCCAGCAACAGTTCTTCCGATTTCAATATATCCATTACCAGTTGCTTCTAAATCTACATAAGCCTTTACTAGCGTTTCAGTAAATGTTTCTTCTTCATTTACAGACTCTAGCCATTGCTCTAGGTCTCTTTTAATTCTATTAATTTTATTTCTTGCTCTTTCAAGCTGCTTAGGATCATCAATTTCATCTAGCGCATCTTTTGTTTTTCCTGTTTCCTCAAAAGAATAACCAAGGCCAACGATGTTTGAAACCTTAGCGTTTATCGCTGCATAATTGTATGGAGAGATTTCATAAATTTTTGAAAGATATTCTAAATTATAAGGTGGTTCAATTAAATCAAACATTGCATAGCCAGTAATTGCTTGGGCTAACAAGTTTTGCTGTGTTGCAGTTCCGTCTATACCAACAAATCTTTTTTGAAGATCTCTTCCCATTTTTCTACGAAAAGAGGAGCCTAGTCCATTTATTTTTCGTAATTCTTCTCCGTCTACCTTAAATGGGTCTGTTTCTGTAGATGCACTTGGCGCATTAAATTTCATCCAGTCTGCTACATTAGATATATTAATAGAATCTTGCATTTCATTATCGTCTTCAATAAATTCCATTATTTATTTCCCCCATTTTTTAAGGCTTTCATTTCATCCTTATAGTTTCCAATATCCAAAGGATCTGGAACTAGTCCCCAATCAAGTCTTTGTTTTTGGTGTTCAAATTCTTCGTCGTCAATTTTTCTTCTTGCTGAAAGAAATTTAGGCCC